GATAATAGGTTTTAACATATAATTATGTGTTAAAACACTTATTTTATGTAACTTATGATAAATGTACCCGACTATTATTATAGATAAAATCTATTAAAAACATTATTTTTATTGTGTCTAAATTAATATGTTTATTATCGAAAAAGTAGTCAAATTGACAACGTTTTGGCACACATATTGTAATATTGCACTGAAAATGAAGTTTTAATGTATGTTTTATGAACATTAAATGAAGTTTTTATTAACCCTTAAAAACAATTAATAACACGAAAAGTATTATTAATTAACACTCTTAATTATGGCAAAACCAATAAAAGAAACTCCTTTTCTTACTGGTAAAGATGCTAAAAAATTTATTGAGGAAAACAAGCAAGTTGAAAAAGCATCTTGTGACGAGAAAAAGGAAATCAATGAAAGTTACGAGGCGTTAAAAGAAATCGCCGAGTTTGAAATCTAGTAAAATGAAATTGATCAGGCTTCAGCCTGATACGGAGATACTGCCGTTCGACTGTAAAGACACAGATTTGAACGGCTTTCTTTTCGATGATGCTAAGAATTACGCAAAAGATTTAATTGCGGTTACTTATATCATACATAATGACACCAACACTTTAGCTTACTTTAATTACCTTAATGATAAAATATCTCATAGAGACATTGGTAATTTTGAAAAATTCGTACAAAGAGTGGGTATTCATCTTCCAATGGAAAAAAGTGAGCATAAAAGTTACCCAGCAGTAAAAATAGGCAGATTAGCAGTAACCAAAGAAATTCAGACAAATGGTTTGGGTAGGCAAATAATTCAGTTTACAAAAAACCTTTTAAATAAATACTCAAATCTTGATATATGACCTATTGAAGCACAAATGTAAAACACGTTATTGAATTATGAAAAAGCATTGGTTCTATTTTCATTAATTAAAAAATTTTTAATCATTTAGCCTTGTGGTAAATTGTATATAGATGCCATTAATTTAATTTGCTATTTAGAATTATTCTAAATAATTTTTTATATTTGTCCTAGAGTGCCTTTGAGTGCCATTTAAAACTAACACGTTAGATGGCTAATTGGCTCAAAAGAAATTACGACAAACTTGTATTAAGAACGGTAGATAAAAGCTCAATCACCGTTTCACCTTCCGCACAACAAGCCCTAAACCTTATACCACCTTCAATATTCCTAACTAAAGGTACACCAACTTGGCAAAATCTATCTGAACTTATTTACCTACTAGACTGCTACTACTCTAACCCAGTAGTTAATGCCATTGTAAACATAAAGGCAGAAGCATTCGCAAACATGCGCTTTAAGGTAAAGGATTTAAAGACCGAAGAAATCATTCCGCTAAAACAGTACGATGCAGATGGTGGCAAGTTAAGACAGTTACTAAGCAAACCAAACCCACTTCAAACAGGATCCGAATGGTTAAGACAGCTCAAGGTTAATTACGAGGTGTTCGGTAATGGTTACGTGTATGGAATGATTCCGATAGGATGGGAAAACCGTTTTACTTACGAAGATATCGAAGTGCTTAACAACCTACCACCCTATTGTATAAGTCCAGTACTCACAGGTAACTGGCTTACAGCTACTAAAAAAGAGGAAATTATAAGCAAGTACGTTCTAAAGAACTTCAACAACATCAATAAGGATTTGCACCCAAATACTGTGATGCATTTCAATAACGTCAACATTCGCTTTGATAGTGATTTCACGCAAGGCAAATCAGACTTATTAGCACTTACTAAACCTATAACCAACATTACAAAAGCCTTTGAAGCTCGTAATGTACTTATAGAACGTAGAGGGCCTCAAGGTGCATGGACATCTGATCTAAAAGATGATGTTATGGGTTCAATTCCTATGGATGATGAACAAATAACATCAGTACAAAAAGCCTTTGCAAAGTACGGATTAATGGACGACCAGTATTCTCAGATAATTAGTCCAATGCCTTTAAAGTTCCAAAAAACAGGCTTTAGCACTAAGGATTTAATGTTGTTTGAAGAAGTTGAAAGCGATGCTATAGCAATCGCAGTATCTAAAGGTGTGCCTGAATTGTTAGTGAAGTACTACGTACAAGGTGGAACGTTCGAAAACCTTAACGCATCAGAAAAGCGACTTTACGATTCCACAATCATTCCTGAAACAGATGATTTTATGCAGAATTTCAACAGTTTCTTTAATACTGAAAGTCTAGGAATAGAACTATTGGGCACATACGACCATCTCAACATCCTACAAGCCAACAAAAAAGAAGAAGCCGAAACCACAGAAAAGCACTCACAAACTGCTGAACGTGCTTTTAGAAGTGGTGCAATTAATTACAACGATTATTTAACAGCTATAGGATTACCACATAACGATACTATTGGTGAACTGCATATCTGGGATTTAACACCAGAACAGCTAAACGCTATTAACATAAAAACCGAAATCGCTAAAAATGAATAGTAAAATCATAGGACATACAGGAAATATTCAAATAACCACATGCCCAATCACAGGTTACAAATATTCATTTCAACCCTTTTACAGAAAGTTAACAAGAAGCGAGAAACGAAAACTTAAAACCGAATAACATGGAAGCGAAAATCGAAAAACTAAAAGATTTAAGACGTAAGGCTGAAAAAAACGGTGACGAAAGGTTAAAAGAATCACTAGATAACAAGATAAAAGCATTGTCTAACTCTAAAACCGTGACAAAATGAATTATACCATAAAACAATATCCAGGCAAAAAGTTCACGGATAAGATGGACCAGACAAGGTTTATCAAAAAACATCTTGAGGAACTAAGAGAAATCAAGAAGGCTGAGTACAAAACCAACTCACAGCCTATAATTCAAGGTTTAAAAACTAAAGAATTTACACCAATGATTGAGGATATAACATCAGATTTCATCGAAGTAAAGTCTGTTATCAATACCACTAATATTATTGATAGCCATTTAGACCTACACATGCCAAAGATTTGGAATAAAACCGTAAAGGACAATCCATATAGTCATCATTTAAAGCAACACGAGAACAAGTTCGAGAGCGTCATCTCCAAAAAAGCTAAGAGTTACAACGAGAACTCAAACTTTAACCAATTAGGTCTCGATGTTGACTTTAAAACGGTGGCTAATATCAATCAATTTGTTTTAGAGCGTTCAAAAATACCGTTCATGTTCGATGCCTATAAAAACGGTGACGTAGACCAACATTCCGTTGGGATGCTTTACGTCGATTTAGACATCGCTTACTACGATGAGGACAGCCAAAAGCAGATGGATTTCTTTAACGAAATGAAATCAAAATGTGTTAATCCTGATGTAGCTGACGAGTACGGTTACTTCTGGGTTATATACGAAGCTAAGAAACGCGAGGGAAGCGCAGTTGTGTTTGGCAGCAACAGCGTTACACCTACCCTTTGGGTGAAAAACTATGAGCCGCAAAACAGCACTCAGAAAGAAGCCGCGAGAGCACTTCAAGCCAAACGAAATTTAATTATTAATCATTTAAACAACTAAAAATGAAAAACATTTTTAAGAACAAAACAGTATTGTTTTTATGCCTGCTTTTTGCGGTGGCATTAACATTTGCATTATTAGACCCACTAGCTGGTGGTGCTATGAGTATCGCTTCCTTAGTTCCAATTTGGGGAAGTATTAAAGAAGGAACTTTTAAAGAATTATCGGTAGATGAAATCGCTAAACTTTCAGATGAAGAACAAGCGCAATATTTCGCTGATAAGGCTGAGTATCAAAAAGAAGAAATCAAAAAAGAATTATCTGTATTGGTTTCTAAAGCAAAAGCAGACTTGATATCTAAATCTGATTTTGACAAAGAATTTGATGCTATTAAAGGTAAACTAAAGGACATTGATGTTGATAAATTTAACAAATTTGAACAAGCCTTAGAAAAGTATCAAGAAATTGTAAAAACTCAAGGCATCGAATTAGCTAAATTAAAAGACAGTGGTATTCCTACTTCTGCTAAAAATGCTTTTAAAGAAGAACTTAAGAAAGCTCTTGATAGTGAAGAATACAAGGAATTTGTAGAGTCTAACGGAAAAAAGAAAGCATCTTTTAGTTTAAAAGCAGTATCTATTTCAGATGATTATACAGGTAATAGTCTTGTACATATCACTTCAAGAGATTCAAGAGTAGTTGACCGTCCAGAAGTAACACGTTTAAACGTAAGAGATTTATTAACTGTAATACCAACAGACTTACCTTATTTAGCTTTTACTGAGGTTTATGATTGGGATAGAAACACAGGAACAATATCAGAGAATGGCTCATTAGCAGAATCAACATTCAAAGTTAGAGAAGCTACTGTAGATGCTAAACGTATTGGTACGCATATACCGTTATCAAAAAGAATGTTGCGTTCAGCTTCATTTGTAATGGGTCATATCATGCAGAAATTACCTGCAATGGTAAGATACCAAGAGGATTTTCAATTATTACATGGTGATGGTGCTGGTGACAATGTTTTAGGTGTAAACAAAAAAGCACAAGATTTTACAACATTAATAAACACCTCTATTACGGGATCTGCTGGTGCTGTAGCATCTGTAGAAACTTATGATGGTGGTGCAAAAGCATTAATCACATTTGCTGCTAATCAAAATCTAAATAATGGTGACACTATTACTATTGCTAATGCAACAGAAGCTAGTTACAATGCTTCTCATTCTGCTATTGTAAAGAGCCCTACTCAAATAGTTATCGAATTAGCTTATGTGGCTGAAGCAGACACTTCTGCATGGACATTTACTGTAAACAGTCCGTTTAAAGATTCAATCGAAGCTGCTCAAGAAATCGATGTACTAAAAGTTGCTAAAACTTTAGTTACAGTTCAAGAGTACATGGCTACAGGTATTGTTTTAAACCCTGTTGATGCTACTAAAATTGAAACTTTAAAAGGCAGTGATGAACATTATATTGATGTTCAAAGACTAGAAAATGGCGTATTAACAATTGGTGGTATTCCAGTTGTTGAGACTACTGCTATGCCTGCTGGTAAATTTATCGTTGGTGATTGGGTTTTAGCTGCTGCATTAGCGCAGTTCTCAGAATTAACTTTAGAATTTTCTGAAAGCACTCAAGAAAAACTTAAGAATATGGTTGAGGCTATTATTCAAGAGGAAGTGTTATTCCCAATCTATAACCCTTACATGTTCGTAACAGGTGACTTTACGACTGCTAAGGCTGCAATAGGTGTATAATGGGTAGGTTAATTTTTGAAGGTGACGATAAGGTTTTATCAACAATCTCAAAATCTAACCGATTAAGAGTTAAAAAGTATGGCCTTAAAGTCACTTTAGAATCAAAGGATAGTAAAGTTACTATTCCATCAAATAAGGAAAACTCAAAAGAGTCTAAACCTAAGAGAGCCAAAACAAGCAAAAAAGCTGGTGACGACAAAAAAGCCAAATAAGGCATAACAATGATTACAACTAGAGATTACTTTATACTCAATACCGAACTGCCATTTGTTTCAGATGACGTTCCCAACGCTTCATTGGTTGGGAACATATCTGAAGCGGATAGTGCCATACAACGCTATGAAAAGGATATACTTCAAAAAACTTTAGGGTATAGTCTTTACAAAGCCTTTATGGATCAGTTTGATTATGATGCTCAAACCATAAGACACACCATAAAAGGCAGTGCAGACCAGAAATGGAAAGACCTACTAAACGGTGTAGCATACGTTAAAAACGGTGTTAACGTGGTTTGGCAAGGTATCATCTTTACCGACGAAACTGTAAAACGCAGTTTTATTACTAATTACGTTTACTGCGAATGGCTAAAAAAGGAAACAAGCAAACACTTAGGTGTGGGCTTAAGCAATCCACAAGCCAAAGGTGCAACAAAAGCAAGTCCAACATACAAGTTTACAGAAGCCTATAATGATTTTGTAGATGTTGTTGTAGGTAACTTTTGTAACGGTTACAGTGACGAACTCGGTACAGGTGTACGTAGTCTTTATGAATTTATAAACGATAAGAACGAAGAAAGCCCTAATACGTATCCTAATTGGATGCCAAAGGACTTTAAAAAGGTTAACGTCTTTAGTATATGATACAGTTAGAAAACAGATTTATTGAGGTTTTTGATACCGTACCAAACATAGATTTTATGGATGCTTCCCTAAAGTCTAAGTATGATTTCGGAACAGAAGCCGATTGTATTCGTTTTATGACCGTAAACTCTAAAGGAAAAGACAAATACCCTTTGATTTGGTTAGAAACACCTATCAATCTTAAAGGAAAAGAGCCTTTGTTCAAAACACGTTTAAAATTCATTTTAGCCTATCCAACACAGGCAAACATGGAAAATAGGCAACGTTTAGAAACCTATTTTAAAGAGGTGTTAGATGTAATGTTCGATTATGTGATTACAGCATTACAGCAATGCGGATTTGTTCGGTTTATTAACCAGGAACAAAACACATTTGCAAGACATTACAATTACACCAACGTAGCAGAAGATAAATCCAAATTGGATATATGGGATGCTATTGTGTTCGGTAGAGATGTAGAGATAAACTCAAGTTGTAGTACAAAAACAATTAATTATTAAAAATCACATACGATGATAAACGATAAATGCGGTACTACAAGTGCCAAAAAGCTAACAGGTGCTGATAAGCAGTGCCTTACCAAACCAACGGTTGCTTACGCCTTGGCTAAAGAAAGTCAGTCGTTTGCCGATGCTGCAGCATTTAGAAGCAAAACCGCTTGGGATACTGCAAAAGAAGCTAAGGATATCGTAGTTATGTACAGCGTTGATAAGTCAGAACTTGCCAATGTTGAGCCTACTTACTACGAAGGTAGAATTAGCAGAATTGAAACTAAAGAAGCGCGTAAAGGTTTACGTGTAACTCACCTTTTAGGCTATTGTTCTCATGGTGCTCTAAAAACCTATGAAGAAAGCGAATATACTCGTGTATATGAGTTTACAGAAGATGGACAGATTAAGGGTGTAGAGCAATCTGACGGTACAATAAAAGGGCAAGAGTTAAGCAACTTCTTAGTAGGTATCGTTAACGAACCAGTAATCGAGGGCGATCCTCAAAACTGTGTTGTAGAGTTTGTTTATGCAGACCCTAACGAGCTGTCAAACAACGGTGCGGTAGTTACACCAGACTTTAACGTGTTAAAGTACAAAGGTATCTATCCAGCAACGTTAACGGTTGTGGGTACACCATCAGCTACATCTTTAGTCGTTAGAGCAACTTACGGTTGTGACAACAAGCCTTTAACAGGTTTGGATATTGACGATTTCAAAGTGTTATTAGCTAATGGAAACGCTCAAACACCAGATAGTGTTAGTGAAGGTTCTGGTGATGATGCCAACCTTTACACATTTGTAGATACAGACTTAGCGACTGGTACTATTGCAACCAACGTTGTAGTACAGACCTTAGCGATGTTTGAAACCGAAGCAGCAGTATCATTCACAGTTAGTTAATCATGGGAAAAGTATATAAAAATGTGTCTTTCAACGAAAATTACAGTCCTAAATGGGATGAATTCAAAAAGTCACATTCACATATCATCCCATTAGACGAACTCGAAGAAGCATACAAAGCTTTAACAGGTAAAGATATTACAAAGAAACAGAAAATCGCATTACAAAAAGAAATCAATGGCAACACTTCAACAGCAACTTCAGAGAGTTCAGAAGCTAACGCCAACGCATCTGAGTAGTGTACTGTTTCAATATCTAAAATCCATTGAAGATGAAATGGCGGAACTCAACCGTCAACAGATATTCAAAGAAAGTGAGGATATATTCGGACAGCCTTTGGGTGAGTACTCAGAGGCTACCGAATACATCACAACAAATGAGGCTCTTTTAGGCAAAGGAACGATTATAAAGCGTGAAGGTGAGCCTTACGATTTTAAACAAACAGGTGTCTTTTTACCGTCCATTTTTGCAAGGGTAGTTAACAATCAAGTCTTATTTGGCAGTACAGACCCAAAGCTCGATGAGATTTTTGACAATGTAAGATTAAAGAGCAAAGCATTCTTTGGACTTCAAGACGTCAACAAAGTATTTATAATACAGCAAAGGCTTCTACCCTATTTACAGAATTACATCCGAAAGGAACTAAAGCTATGACCTATACATCCTTAGATACCATTCCTTTAAAACTGTTTTATCAGATCATGAGTTCTGGCGACGTGTCGTTATTAACAGATGATAAAAACGAGTTAAAGAATACATCAAAGCTATGGGAACAAATCAAGGCCGAGTTTGAGGAACTAGACCCAACAAACCAAATTCAAAAAACCTTTAGAACTCTAAAAGAAATCGAGGAATACAAAACCCAATACAATGGCATACAGTTCGCAATTGAAGCTTTAAGGTTTGATAGAGATTTAGACCTAGAAAATCAGCTGAGAGAGTTCGGATTTAAGTTAACCGAAGATAATCTCATTAACGACTTAGAGACTATCAAAAATGAAAGTCAAGCCTTGTTAATGTTCATTGAAGAACTCGAAGCCTTATTACCAAAGCACAACGGTAAAAAAGCAACAAGCATGGACGAAGTTATACTAGGCTATGCGAGTTATACCAATCTACAATATACCAACACCAACAGCATCACAGTAACACAGTTCTATGCCCTTAAAAAGGTATTCGACGAAAAGTTAAAAGCAATGCGCCAACAGGCAGCAAAAAACAAACGTAAGTAATGGCAGAAGGGAATATCACCAGAAAAGATTTAATAACCGACGAAGGTATAAGTTGGGGTTCTGAGTATGCCAAAAACCTTCAGATTGCCATAGATAAGAATGAAGAGCTTGTAAAGTCCTCAAAACAATTATTTGACCTATACAAGCAATTACAAGGTGTTACAAATAACAAGCAACTTATCACTATTCAAAACAAGCAAATACAGATTACCCAAACTGCCACAAAAGCATACGAAGATCAAGGCAAAGCATTAGCCAAAGTAGATGAAGAACGTCAAAAGTCTTTATCTAGTTTATTGCGTACCACTAACAAATTACAGAACGTTAACACTACGACTAATAAACAAAATATTGAAGCCAGAGAAACATTAAGACTTCAAAATTTAGAGATTAAAAGAAACCTAACGTTTATGGGTCGTTTGACAAATGAGCGTGATAAGGCTCGTAAATCCGTTCAGGAACTACAGGCTAAGTTAGCACTTGGGAAAAAACTAAGTGACCAAGAGCAAAAAGAATTAAGGGAATCTACCAAACTATTTGAAGAATATAATAAGAAAGTCCAAGCGATTAAAAAAAGTACAGGACAATTTCAAGAGAACGTCGGTAATTATCCTAAGTTTTTTAGTGGTGCAATAAAATCAATAAAAACATTTTTACCATTAATAGGTGCAGGATTTGGACTGCGTGAAGCCTTTAATTTTGCAAAAGAAGCTAGACAATTAGCCATTGAAGCCAAAGGTGTTGAGTTTGCATTTGATAGATTAGGCGATACTGGTGTTGATGCCTTTGAACGTGTTAAAGCATCCACTAGAGGATTGCTTTCTGATTTAGACATTAAAAAATCTATAGTTGAGTTTGATAACTTCAACCTTGATTTAGAAGAAATGGACACCTTATTAGAGTTTGTTTCTGTACGTGCAGCTCAAACAGGTAAATCATTTGAGCATTTAAGGGATTCGCTTGTAGAGGGTCTATCCAAAGAATCCAAGCTGAGAATAGATAACCTTGGTATATCTGCAACTGAATTAAATGCAGAACTTGAAAAAACACCAGACTTTGTTCAAGCAGTTGCAAACATAGCTAAAAAAGAAGTTGCAGAAGCAGGAAGTGTTTTAGATGATGCTGGTAACTCTCAACAAAAATTTAATGCAGCATATCAGAATTTTCAGTTAGCAATAGGTAAAGGATTAGTTGCTAAAGCTAGTGATGCTATGTACGATTTAGGTCGTAATATTTTAGATGTCATCACACCTACCAAAACTTTAGTTACTGAAATTGAAAAAGAGCAAACCGAACTTAACTTATTAGTTAATAAAATAACTGACGTTAACACATCTAACGAAGAACGTGAACGATTAATAGGAAATTTAAAAACGCAATACCCAGCATTTCTTCAGTTTCTTAATGATGAAAAAACAGATAACGAAAGTTTATCTACAGCACTTGCAGAAGTTAACCAACTTTATATTAAAAGAATTGCATTACAACAACAGCAAGAAACCATTGAAGAACTTTTAAATAAGTCAGGTAAAGAAGCTTTTAGACAAGCTAAAGCACAAGTTGAAGTAGACAAAGAACTAATTAGAATCAATAATACCGTTTTAAAAGGGTCTATTGACTTAACTAATAAATCCTACCAAGAACGTATAGATGCAGTAACTGAAGCATTAGAAGTAAACGCAAGGTTTAGCGAGAGCCAACGTACAGGTGTTAGAACTGCCTTAAATAGTGAAGCAAAAGCCTTACAGTCTTTAAATAGTGATATAGGTAAAACCATTTCTACCAAGATAAGACAAAATAGAGTTAATAAAGAATTGACTGAACAACAGGATTTAATGTTGAGACTAGAAGAAAACATGGGTACAACATTAGAAGAAATCAATGCTTTGTTTGCAGCAAATACCGCAGCTAAAAATAAAAATGCAGATGCTACAGGACTATTAACAGATAAAGAACAAAAAGCCTTAGAGCAAAGAAAAAAGCAACTAGAACAGGATGCTTTCAATCTAGACAAACAACGTCTACAATCTCAAGCAGATGCACAAAAACGTATTTTAGATAGTGATAGCGAAACTACTTCAAAGCGTTTAGCAGCAGTTGTAAATTATACCGATAAATCCATTCTGTTATTACAATTAGAACGTGACCGCGCGATAAAACTAGCCAAAGGCAGAACGGATGAAATAAAGCGTATAGAACTGGCTTATTCCGATGACTTTGATGCGTTGATACGTGAGCGTGAAGATAACGTTCAAGGCATTCTCCAAGATAGTTTTGAAAAGACCAAAGCCAGAATTGAAGCCGAAAACCAATTACAGCAAGATGCAACTAATGAACGTATCAATGAGGCTCAAGCAAAGTTAAGACAAGATTTAGAAACGCTTAACGGTCCAGCACGTTTAGCACGCATACAAGCCTATGAAGATGAAGTTACCCAAATAGAACGTAACGCAGCCGAAGAACGTCTAAAGAATCAAATTTCGGTAATAGAAAAAGAATTGGCAAATCCAATGCTAGATCCTGAGCAACGCATCGCATTAGAACAAATGCTTGCAGATGCTAAGATTGCGTTAAGTGACGAACAGACAGATAATGCCATAGCCAACGCAGAACGACAAGCCGAAGCCGAACAGCGATTGTTCGATATGAAACAACAGCTTATCGCTCAATCCTCTCAAAGTATTGCAGACAGTCTAGGATTAGACGCCCGTAATATTGAAAGTTTACTTACATCTTTTCTACAAAAATCAGAAAAAACAGGTGATGCAATTATCGACAAATACAATGAGGTTTCAAGAACAATATCTCAAATAGGCTCTGTGGGTGCGGTAGTTGGTGATGTGCTAAGTGCAGTATCCGAAGCTAACATAATGCGTATAGACGAGGAAATACAAGCCAACGAAGAGTTCTATGAACGACAATTAGAGTTGGCTGGTGACGACGTAAGCCAACGCGAAGCATTAGAGCAAGAAAGAGAATTAAAACGAAAAGAACTTGAGAAAAAAAGACGTAAAGAAGAAGAGAAACAAGCCAAACTAGATAAGCTTATGTCTGTTTTTCAAATAGGCATTCAAACAGCTATAGGTGTATCTAAAGCTGTGGCAGCATCACCTTTAACAGGTGGTTTGCCGTGGTCTGCTATAGTCGCTGGTTTAGGTGCTATTCAAATCGCAGCAGTTTTAGCTAAGCCAATCCCAAAATACCGTTACGGTACAGAAGATCACGTAGGTGGATTAGCTGAAGTTGCGGAAGTTAGACCAGAGGTCATCATGGAACCAGGTAAAAAGCCATACATCCAAAAAACGAGAGCGACCTTAAACCTTGCACCACATACTAAGGTAATTCCAAGTGTAGAGGAATTCTCAAACCAAATGATTGCAGCATCCATTATGACGAGCCTAGCGCATGATAAACATAACCTCAATCATTATGAGACTTTATTGGCATTTGAAAAATACTCAGATGAAATGGTAGGCGAACTAAAAGAAAATACCAGAGCTATAAAACGATTGAAGTTGGGTGTCAACATTCAGAATCAAAAATACGATATACCATATCAATTATTCCGTTCTCAAAACATTAAATGGTAATGATAGATACAGCTTATATAGATAGAGTTTATTACGAGCTACAAAACAGCAATGTAGGTAATCTACCAGTGCCATCAGATGATATTATAGGCTGGAATGAGGACGACAAAGAATATGCACGCAATGATGATTACGAGGGTATATTCGCTAAGTTTTCAAACGCATTGAGATTTAAAGGTGCAGCCAAAGACTGGATAAATAATGCCATATATCAATTAGACATCAACGCTAAGTTACGATTGGTAAAAAACGCACTAGACAATCAAATGCAATGGCAACGTTCTTATGAAGGTTTTTTATCTGTTCGTACATGGGAATATAAAGACAACGTAGTGTCAATGAAGTTTGAATCTGGCGGTTTAGAAAACACACTAAAAACAAGACGCAAGGACAAAGTAGAACTTGAGCGCACCGAAACATTTACAGGTAAGGCTATACCAGAATTGGAACTAAAACAGCTCAACTTACCAGGTAGACGTATATTTTTAAATACCACATTTAAGACCGATAATGTTAATAACGAAGCCAAAGCTACTGTACAATCAAATGATGGTGATGAAGTGCATAAAACAGTGGGTATTCCTTTACAGATATTGGGTTCTTCACATGATTTATCCAATAGTGTAATAATGAACACTACGGGTAACGAGTTTGGTGGTAGTACAGGTATGATGTTTTATGCCTTGAACGACAGAACACGTTTAATGGACATCAATTTGGATTTTGATTTTGATGCTTATTTTCAACAATACGAGAATGTGCAATGGTGCAGATATCAAGTGTGCTTAACAATATATGAGAATGGTGCTAATTATGATATTAAAGAACGAAGAGTTATTTACGAATTACGTTCATCAGGTGAAGGTGTAACAAGTAATCTTGTAAATGGTGGAACATCATTAAATAATTTACCCTCAAATCACGATTTTGCTTATCCGTCTTTTACCATTCCAATTGCAGGAAGTTATAATACTCAAATAGAATTATTAGAGGGTGAAAGCCTAGCATTAGAATGTTATCTAAATGCAGATTTATATGTAGACAATAACGCTGGTGTAAGATGCTTTGCTCAAAACATCGTTTCAAATTTAAAGATTGAAGAAGACAGTTATTACGAGCCAACACTTACGAATGGCATATTAGCCTATGAACTCTTAGAGCGTTTGGTAGAAATAATGACAGGCGACAAAAGCAACTTCAAGTCCGATTATTACGGTAGGGTCGATAGAGGTTATCCGGTAGATGGCCCAGGGGCTTATACGTTTTTTGCACATGGCCATTGGATAAGACAGTTTACATCTGAAGACGAACTCTACAAGCCCTTTGCAACGTCATTCTTGGATGCGTTTGAGAGCTTAGAAGTATTGCACAACGTAGGTTTGGGAATTGAGCGCATAGGATTTAAGGAACGTATCATCGTTGAGGATTCTAAATACTTCAACAATAACAACGTCACCATAAGATTAGGCAAAGAGGTTAACGGTGTTTTTGAATATCTACAGGTTAAAAATGTAGAACGCAAAGTTGCAGAAGATTATTACTACTCATCCATTACCATAGGCTCTGATAAAGGTGGCGACTATGAAGAAATAATGGGATTACAGGAAACCAACACCCAAGCTAATTTCACAACCATAATTGAAGGTGCTACCAACGAGTACAAAAAAACAGCTAAGTACAGATGGGATCCGTATGGTGAAGAAATCATAAGACGACGTAACAAGATTACAGCACCAACAACAGACCAAAGTGGCGACTTGGATATTTGGGCTCATGATGTAAAACCTAGTGCAACTGGGATATTTGAGTTAAAGACTTGGCAGGATGTTTTAGAAGTTGAGCCAATTGGAATGTTCGACCCAGACAGCTCGTATAATTTCCTGTGGTCACCAGTACAGTTATTGTTAAAACACGGTTACAAGTTAAGAGCAGGATTAAACAAATACCCTTTAGATTCAATAATATTCGGAAGCTCAACAGGAAAAAGCCAAGTTACCATACAAGCCATAGGGCAACCAGCCTATGCCGAAAACGGAAACGTACCAAACATAGATTTAGAACCAGCAAGAGACGTACCAAGAGAAGTTAAGTTTGAATTTAAGGTCGATAGGGAACTTATTAAAAAAATAGAGGGTTACACCATTCTACCAAACGGACAAAAGATACCCAACATCTACGGAAAAATAGAGTTTATGAATGAGTTTGGTGAACTCGAAAAAGGAAAAATAATAAGTCTAAAGCCAAACGGAAAAGGACAATTCACATTAATACAAAGCGCGATATGAGTTTTTCTAAGATAACATTAACATTCAATGCCGATTTAGATTTAAAAGAGCGTATAGGATTTACAGCGTCCTTAAATTCCGTAAGCGTTTATGAGAATTGGGAAACACAAAGAACACAATCCAATCAAGTTACGCAAGGAACACCTACAGGAATTGTCGGCGAAAGGTCGGCAATTAACTTTGTGGTAGCTTTTAATCTCGATTATAATAGCACCAACTTATACGAAATTACAAGAACAGATAATGTCGTAGTCATAGAATCTAAAGTTGCCAACAACGACTTCTCAGGATTTTATAATTACGATGATTATACTACTGGGCCACCTTACGGATTAAGCGGAAGTGTTACTGCGGTCATTGAAAACTTTACAGGTGATATTCTAACGATAGACGACGTTGAATTGTTGGAATCTGAATTTTTAAGCAATAGCCCATGTACGCATTATAGAGTGGCCATAACTACAAGTATATTGGTGACTGAATTCTATTTACAAGATGACCCAGATACAACTTATGTAAACATCGCAAACCCTTTAATTTTTGAACGTCCTAGAGGTGTCGGATTTAAGGTGATCTGTGAAAGTGCGGACGGTCAAATAGTAGATACACGAAAATTTAACTTTGAAGTTCCAGCACTTTTAACAAGCGCGAACATTTCGGTAAGTTCTACGAGTTCACCAAATGGTGGAACGGCCATAATCACGGTTTCAAACTTAGCCGAAAATGGAACTATTGAGTATTCTTTGAACGATACGGACTGGCAAACATCAAATGTATTTTCAGGATTAGAAAATGGCAACTACACCGTTTACGTTCGTGATGGTTTTGGATGTTCGGCTAGTCTTGATTTTGTTATGGATGCTAATAACATTACCAATCCATACAGTTATATAAGTAAAAGCAACTCAATACGATTTGCAGTCGTTGAAGACTTTGCGCCTTGTGGTGCGTCACAAAATGATGAAAACACATTGAGCTATCAAGCCTTTGCACGCAACCAAAGATTGGCATACAGAGAACATCAATGTTGGAACAGTTGCGATACCATTACAAGTCAATTGTGGTCTAACTATGAAAATATAGAAATTAAGATACTCAAAGAAGATGGTACTGAAGATACCGTTACACCTTTGCAGTTAACTGAATTTATAGGCATCAAGGATGCCAGAGATGCTATAAGCTACGATTTAGGTGATGGTAAAACAGGAATTTATTTTACGTCTGGGAATATCTATGATTACGATACTGATGTAGATAGTGGAACGGACTACCTTTTAAACGGTGGTTTGCCAGAATGGGGCGTTATTGGAAACTACGTAAATATAGGTGCTGCATGGTTTCAGATTGAGAATGTCATTTTTGATGAAGATTTACAAGCTGAAGTCTTGGTAATTAGTTCGGTATATTCTGGTGGTGCAACGACTAATATTATCACAAAATCTATTTTCAACCGTCAAGAGTTCAATGTATTTGAGTTTACGATTGCTATGTCGGCTTATAATAACTCATGTTTTCAAGTTCAAATTACTGAAACCGATGATAGATTTCCTACAAAAGTTCGCTTATCGGAATTTCAGAACGTTAAGACCGAACAAAAGAACACCATAGAAATGATAAGCTACGGCATAGATAACACCGATGTGTTCTTTGCTAGTGGTATTCAGCATAAAGTAAGATTGCCGATTGTAAATATAGAAGGTGATTATGACCAAGAAAGCGAGGTTAACAAAGGTGACACATCCAGCGGTTTAGTGTCAGGCTCATTGCATGAAACAAATCTGTTTATCATTGGGCCAGTGACCAAGGAAATCTACAGAATGATTGTAGAACAAGCGAGTAATGAGGTGGTGATAATTAATGGTGTGTATTACATAAAAAATGGTGAAATACAGAAAGAAGGGCCTTTAGAAGAAAGTAATCTTTATGAAGTCCGTTTACCAATGTTGAAATCAAGAGGCAGAGCTTATATCAATAGAGATGAACAACTAATAGCAACAAATGAAAGCTTAGAAGTGCCTAATCTTGTGATTGATGGTGATGGGAACTTTGTTTCTTATCAGTAAGAGATTTAAAAGTATCCTTATCGATGTGTAGATGGTTATGAGTTTCGTGGGTATGGTTAATAAAGGTGATGGTTTCTTTTTTATCATCAGGAATAAAGGAAGCAATGAGCTTACCGATAAGGTAGCCACCACCAACAAAAAGAATGAATATTAAAACCATTTACCAAAGGTAATGGATAAAGTTAAAAAAATTTATGTTAGATTATTATTTAGAATGATTCTAAATAGTTGAATTTTAATTATATTTGAACATGTCTTGGCAACAACAGATAACAACGCAACTCGCTAACATTCAGGCAACATTAACACAATTTGTTAGTAATGCTAAGAATATGCTTCTTTTCCCGCTAGCATCATTGCTTAACGGTGAAGATTACATTCATATCTCTCAAGGTGGTGTAGACAAGCGAACAACAATTACGACACTTCTGAGCTATCTCGAAGCCAATAATATATTCGTTCAGAACTACTACGAGACCATGAGCGGAACAAATCCGCTTTTGACTCAACAAAACCAACAGACCACAGGTCGCATTCAATATGTTGCAGATGCTACAGGGTTTCCTGGCGTGCCAGATGGTGAAGATGCGTATTTTGAAAAAAGAGATACCAATACACAATCTTATGCGGATTATAGATTGTTGGGCAATGATGAAGTAGAACAGATTGTAAGCTCACAATCATGGAAAAATAAATACATCCGCCAAAAAACAACTGAAGGCAATATAAATCTAGGTGACGTTACAAATGGAAGTATAGCAGCTGTAACGGATAGCACGAATATAACGCACTTTATTTTCGATGAAGCCTTTACTTCTGTAATGGAAAAAGTCAGAACATTAAGCAGTTCTGATGCATTTAGTCTTAATATTTACAATGCCAATACACGCACTAATATAAGATGTGATATTATAAGTTATGAGCTTGTAGATAGTAGCACAAAATTAAAGATAGGTGTTTCAGGGGTTTCAGATGGTGAACTTGCGGAAACCCATACCCTACAATTTGAACTACCAGTAAAAAGAAGCACACCTTGGATTTATATAGACGGAAGCGATGTATTAAAAGCTTCAGGAAATACGGATTTAACAAAACTTGAAAATGATGACATTGTAAGGGATAAAGTTATAGCCAATACTGGTGATTTCCCTTCACCTGTTCATATCGCTTACGCAACTGTAACGGACGAAGAAAACACGGATTTATTAAATTCTTATGACATACCAACAACAGCACAATAATATTATGAAAAAACTAATTTTAATTTTTACGATTTTAACATTTTTTATAGGTAATGCCCAACAGGACAAACCTTCTGGTTATCATAAAGACGGCATTCTATTTGATGATGCTCAAACACCAAACGTAGAAACACTTTGGTATAACTCATTTACAAATCAATATGGTATTATTAGATATGATAGGGTTTTAGGGAAATTTAGAGTTTTAGAAAATGGCACATGGAAAGATTTAATTAGTTCAGGCGATAACCTTGGTAACCATACATTAACTGAAAATTTAGATTTAGCGAATTTCAACATAACTAATTCATTATCTAATAATATAAATATTGGAATTGATGACACTACAGCTGCTTATGTAAATATATATGGTGGAAATACTTCTGTTGGTGGTTATTTAGGATTATTTAACGGTGCTAGTAAAGATACAAATAGAGATGTTTGGTATATAACAGCAGATGGTGATTTTCAAATAAGAGGTGCTGATGCTTATGGTGTTATTGTTGTTGATGATGTAACAGAAGGTGTAACTATTCCTCAAATGGATTTAGCTGATTATGCTACACTTGGAAACAAATCAATAGTTACTGAAGAAAGATTACAAGATTACGTTTCAACAAACTCTTTTACATTACCAGACGACCTAAAACTAGGTGATGAAGACACCACAAACGGAAGCTTAACGGTACACGGAAACAGCACCACAACAGGTGGTAAGGTTATTTTAGAAAACCCAGCAGATAACGATACCGAAATAAACGACTATTCTTGGGAAACCATTAACGGTAATCTTATTTTAAAATCTAACGGTGGCACAAATGGCTCTGTTGTGCCAGTCTTTACCGTTAACAGCTCTACCTTACAAACAGGCTTTGGTAATTATGAGTTTCCTAGAGCAGATGGCACAGCAGGACAAGTGCTTACAACAGATGGTAGTGGTAATGTAACTTTTGAGGATATTCCAACACCTTCTTTTGATGGAGTAGAGCGTTACGACACAGTTGCAGATTTGCCAGCTACGGGTGTATCAACTACATCTTATAAAGTCACCGCAGACCCAACATCTAGTAACAACGGGTTTTATAGTTGGAATGGTAGTAGTTATGATAAAGATGCCGACTTATATAATGGTGAAATCGCAGAGGGTGAAACCGAAGCAGTAACTGGTGATAAGATTTTTGAATCTTTAAAGTATAAAGCAGATGTAGTTGTCGGTAAAAATATTTTTAATAAAGAGAATATATTAACGGGTCATTTATTAACAAACACAGGTGCTTTAGTAGTAAATTCTGGATATTTTGTATCAGAATATATACCTATAAAAGAAGGTGTGCAGTATGTGTCAAGCTCTAACATAAGGTTTTCATGCTATTTCGATTCAAATAGAAATGTAGTTTCTGGTGGGACTAATACTAACATAACTACTTTCACACCACCATTAAATGCTTATTATATTAGAGTTACAATTATAAACTCTGGATTAAACACCACACAGATAGAAGAAGGTAGTGTTGCTACATCTTATGAAGATTATGAGTTAAAAATCCCAAGTTTAAATATAAACACATTATCACAAATAATTGAAGGTGATACTGTAGAGCCTATAAACTCGTCAGCAGTTGAGGGGTATATTGATAATTTAGGTCTTGGAAATATAGAACTTTTTTATCCAAACCCTTTAGACCCAACAAAAGTAGAACAAGGTTTTTTCTCACCAACTACTGGTATTGTAAATACCAGTAACACAACTTATTGGTATTATAACGGAAGAATTAATGTGTCAGAAGGTGATAAAGTAAGAATTTTTAAATCTAATGAAGATGATTTGGCTTTAACTATTAGGTCTATAGCTTCTTTTGATGTTAACGGTGACATAATTTCTGGGTCAGATATAGAGAATCAAACATGGTACAATGTACCAGCTAATTCTGCAACTGTAAGTTTTAGTTTATATAAATCTCAAGTAACAACAGATGATTTTACCGAACTTGTTTTTTCTAATAACGGATACCCTAAGAAAAACGAGGCATACATTAAAGTTATTAATCCAGATGATATAAGCTCTGCTGTAAACCAAACTTTTAAAGGCTCATCTATTCTTTGTTATTCAGACAGCATAACTGATACTGAAGATGAATACATTTCATATCTGCATACATACGCTGGCTTTTCTACTATAAGAAGTATAGGTATAGGTGGTGCTAGAATAGCAGGGGCTTACACAAGAGATGACGTAGCAGACCCTTACGACTATACAACAGACCATCCGACAGACCCAACAGACACTTATGGGGATAGACATTTATATCCACAAATCATTCATACACCAAACACATTAAGGCACAAGTATGATTTAATAAGTGATAAATACTTACAAGATGATGGGCGTTATATTTTTAAACCAGATGTCGTTTTAATTGCTTTAGGCTTTAACGACCACAAAGACACTTCTGTTGATGGTTACGAAAGTTATGATGATGTAAAAGATTTAACTGTTTCAGAGCTTGAAACAAGATTAAGTGCAACGGTTACTGGTAAAAAGATTTTTACATATTTAAGATTGGCATTAGAAAAACTAATGAGTGATGAGATTGTAGAAACTAGAGATTCCATGACTTACGGTATAGATTGTCGTTTTTCAAAGATATATTTTGTAACCCCAATGGGTTCAGCGCAATCACCTATTATGGATGTTAATTATGGTGAGTTTGGTGATTTGTTGGAAAAATGCCTTGAGGATTATTCTATAAAAAGAATTGATGGATATAGGGATTTTGGAATAACAGGTAAATATGAAACACTTGGCTCTAATGGTAGGTTTTTAATAGATGGAATCCACCCTAATAGAAAAGGCTCTGATAGAATTGGTAGGGTTGTTTCTAAAACAATCATGTCAAATTACTAAAATTATGAAAAAAACCATCACATACCTAGCACTAATCATTTGCATAACTGCAAATGCACAAGCAGATAAAGTCAACGAAATTTCTAAGGATAAACTAGAAGTTGAGAATGAATGGCGACAAACTGTAGACAATCAGTTAAAACAGTTACAAGCTATGAGTGTAAAGTTGTATAGTTTGCAAACCGATATTAATAATCTTACGGCAAAGGTTAATGACCAGTCAAAACACATCACAGCACTAAAGGTTAATGCCTTAAAAGACAGCCTAAAAATAGATAGGTTAGAAAAGCAGATTAACTACACCCAAACATTCATTAAAGATAGTGTGGTTTTTGTATCTGAAAATCCTAAACCAGTCAAGGTTAATTTAATAGACAGCGTTACCAGTATGCACGCAGCGTGGTCAGACAATAATGGCGTTTACACTTACGACAGTACCGTTGATAACTACGACTACATCTATTTTAACTTTAAAGAAAACCTTAAACCCAACTCTACCTACATTATATCGTTCACCATTCAGTTGGCAGATACTAGCAGAGAAGCTTTGGTTAATTTTTGGTTTTACGACGAAGCATCAAACCAACGTTTACCAGATGGTTACTATAAAGAAGGTAAGCATAGCTTTGATTACACTGTAGAAGGTGCAGAAAAGATAAGGATGGGTATAAGAGCCAGAAATAACAATGGTGGCAGTTTTGATTTGTTAGATCTAAAAGTGGTAGAGAAATGAATAAGAACGCTATACGCTTTGTAAAATCTAAGTTGGATCGGTTTATATCCGTAATGGATTTGGCTGGTGTTACACCTTCAGAAGGTGAGATTGATGATTTTTTATCATCGACTGGTGCAATGTATAGAGAGGTGTTTATAAAGTTCTGTTTTCATTATTGGGAACGCAGGCACGAAAAATATATTATAAACAAAGCAATTGCAGAGTTGCAGTTGTATAACGTAATAAATTAAGAGATATGTTCAATAAACTAAAAGAGTTTGGTAAGTCATTTATTTGGCTTTTAGGTGCAGTAATATTACTAGCACAAACGTATAGGATTGTAGCGTTTTACGCTTTCGATTTAGAGTTTGAAATTGACCTTGTAAGAGATTTTGCCTTTGCAATTTTGGGCTTTGCTATGATGTTTATTCAGAATGGTTTAAAGTCGGCAGCATTAAAAGTGATAAAGCGCAAATCTGATAGTGTATAGAAACATCTTGCTATTAAGTCACGGTCTTTGTGGGATTAGACCAACTTAAAAATTTTAATTATGACAATAAGTACAGGGAAAAGTTATTTAGACTGGTTTTTAAAGCAAGATGGTCGTGGCATGGTCATTATTTTGCTACTCGTAATCGTTGGTTATTTAGGTTATAAGTTCGATAATTATCAAGAAGAACAAGCCTTAGAAATGAAAGAGTTACGATCTCAGATAGACGATTGCTTGAGTAAAGATCAGATGATAAACGACCTTCAGAACGAGATTAAAGAAATGAAGCTGAAGTTTATAATCCTACAATCTAATGCTAACGATAGCCCAAACGCACAATGGATAACAGATGCAGCTACAAACAATATACTTTGGATTAACACCGCATACGAAAACAAATATCTAAAACCAAAAGGCAAAAGAGCCAGCGACCTTATAGGCACAAACGGTTACGATATTTTTGGCGAAGAAAATGCAAGCAGATTTATAACCAATAACGTTTGGGTAATTTCTAATAAGAAGCCAAAGACCTTTAGAGAAATTGAAGAAACATTAAAATATCCAATCACTATTGGCGAGTATATATTTGCCATTGGTGGTATGGAATATCAACATTTTTAAGCCATGTACAAATGTAAATACTACACCATAGAAGAATTAGTACACCCTTGGATTTTAAAAAAGATAGGTGAAACAAACGCATGGCTTCGCTTAGATGCAGATGCATTAAAAGACATAGACTTTATACGAGAAGAATGGTATAAGCAAGAAGGCTCTGGTGTGTATTGCAATCGTGTTAATATAGGTTTAGACAGTCGTGGTTATAGACCACCTAACGACCCTGATGGCTCTTGGAACTCTACACATAAACATGCTAATACCTTTGACTTAGAGCCAGTAAACGGTAAACATCGTAAATTTTTCAACTTTGTAAAGGACTTAATTAAAGAAAGAAAGCTAAAACGTATCAATACCTTAGAAGATTTTGAGTACACTAAAACTTGGACGCATGCTGGGTATATGAATACTAATGAGCGACCATTAATAATAAAGCCTTAATTTACTTTTTACGCAAAAACTAAAATAGTGATGAATGTTATTTTACTTTTTTGGAAAAACAGAACAACCTCAGAAAAACTATTCCTGGTGATTATTGCAGTATGTTTAGTATATGGATCAGTGGTTACTATTCAGAAAGCAGTGTATAAATACAAGTACTTTAAAAAAGTAGAGCAGCAATACAACGTAGCAAAAGATAGTTTAGACGCTCTTAATTTGAGAATAAAAGACTTGACCCAAAAACAGCAAACCAAAACTACCAGTACTAAAAAACAATCTAAAGCCATTAATGATAAACTAAAGCAAGATGAAGCAATTATTGATAAGTCTAATCCTAATGATGATGAGCTTAACGCTTACATCGCAAAACACGAAGGCAACAGATAGTATTACCATATCTAAAAAAGCCTTAAAATCTATGGCAAAAGAAAGCCGTAAGTGCGATAGTTTGCGTGTGGCTTATGATTTGCAATTTAAATCGCTAAACGATTTAATAAATAGTAACCTCGATTATTTTAAGCGCATGCGAACTTCAGAAATGCAACGCGAAAAACTACAAATACAATTAGACGACTCTGTAAAAGCACTTAGAAAAAAGAAAAACAACTGGATTTTACCAACTAGCTTGGGTGTCGTTGGTGGTGTTGTTTTAGGTGTTTTGATTAGTAATTAAACCACTTCATAATTTTATCGTCGCTTCTAATCAAAGTATCATGTATATATTTTAAGATGCTGATACTTACAAATTGAAACTTACGGATTTCCGTAAGGTAGTTTAACTCAATTGTTATATTGGGTGTATTGTGCTGCAGGTACTTAAAAGCGTAAGCATATTCATTTTTAAACTGGCTAATGATCTGCTCGTGGTAGTCGTGCTCATCCTGAGACATTTTAAACGCATCTTTATCTATGTGAATCTCGAAATACATTATTTATTCAAAAACTCTTCACCACCTTTATAAAGGATCCATCCACCTATTACCCAAACAGCTATAAAAATTATTGCTTTTAAAATCATATCTAAAATTTAGGTGAATTATCTATTATGTCCTTTTTGTAAATCCCTTTTATACGTTTCACATAGTGACTTGTCATGCGTTTTGAACTATGGCCGTAAAGTTCCCTTATAGCATCTAAATCTACACCAGATAATAGTTTATCATCGCCTCCTTTGTGTTTATATGAGTACATATTAACATTTATTCCCAAACCTTTTTTAACAATCTTTTGCCAGCGTTTGGTTGCGGTGTCTCTTTTTAATTGAGTTGGGCCAATAATAAAATCATCAAATTTACCTCTATTACCACAACCACTTTTTCTAAAACTACCAAAAAGATAAAAATTATCTGGGTAAGCATCAATACGTAAATTTAAAAGCATGTCTAGCATATAATTATTAATAACTACATTTCGCTTTCGTGTTCCTGATTTTGTAATGATTGGTGGTAGAATGATTTCCCTAATCTCAAGGTTAATCATGTGTAATTGAATTGACAATATCTCTTTTGGTCGTATTCCGGTATGATAAACTGTTTCAATAAACTTACAGAAATTAGGGTGGTTAGTCTCAAGTTCTTTTTTTATGATTTCATGTTCGCTATCCGTAGCTGTTTCGTTAGCGTTGCTTTCACCAACTGGCAACGGTTTTATTTTATGGCATGGATTGTATTCAATAATATCATGGTCCAAAAGCTCTGACATTATCGCGCTTAATTGTGAAAGGTATTTGTTCCTGGCATGATTGGATAGACTTCGAGTTGTTCTTACTTTTTTTAGTACAGCTCGTATATGGTACCGCTTTACATCTTGAATTTTCACATATTGCAAACCAAGTGATTTAATAGCTTTTAAAATATGTACTAAGGTATTTTTATAAGTAGAAAAAGACTTGTCAGCTAAACGTTCTTTCTTTTCCTTTAGAGCAAACTCTAGCGCACTAGCAAAATAAATATCATCTTGTGGAACTTCTTCAGATACGAAAGGATTCCAACCTTTTTTTAATTTCTCGTGCAAATCATTTACAAGAGCATTTCCAAAAATCTCTTTTTCTTTTGGATTTTTGAGGTAATTGATACCTTTTTTGTATTTCTTGATTTTACCTAGATAAGAAAAGTGGACGTACCATATACCGTCCTTTGACTTGCATAGTCTGGGTTTTGTGAATTTTTGATTTAACATTTTAATCTGTTTTTATTAAAATGTCTGCGGAGAAATCAACTTACTCTATTTTTACCCTTTTTTATTATGGTTCTCTTGAACACCCTGTAAACACAGGGTATTCAGAAAACCAAGCGGAGAAAGAGGGATTCGAACCCCCGGAGGTGTGACCCTCAACAGTTTTCAAGACTGCCGCATTCGACCACTCTGCCATTTCTCCAATTGCGGATGCAAATATAAAACCCTTTTTGATGTAGCCAA